GCCACACAAGTTGGGCATTAGTAAGAAAGTTGTCATGGAGCAGTACCCAGCCAATGCACGGCCATCAATGACAAAAAAATGTTATGAAGTGACCAATTCAATCGCAGACCGACAAGGTTCCGTAGTGTATTACGTCAAAGGCAAACTTAACAAACTACGGGAGTTCAACATGTTTGTTAATAATTACTTGTGCAAGGAAAAAATGAAGAGGGAAAAATGCTTGTGGCAGGATATCAACTTTTCGGTTGAAGACTCAATGGAATGGGTATCCAACCATAACAACCAAGATCTGTTAATGCGTGATATGGGGAAATTTTCTGACCGCACACTATTGCGTTATACATTGCAACAAGTTATAGTGCATGCGAAGGTTGAACAAACGACTAAACTGCACAAACAGTGTAGAATGGCAACTGATGTGATATCTAGATCCATATCTGCTAGCCCATACTTCGTATCTGCATTGTTTTCTCCTGTGTTTTTACAAGCTAAGAAAAGACTGCAATCTATAATGAAACACTGGGTTAAATATGTAGACGGTATGACACAGATGGAAATTAATGACTATTTGAAAAAACAACCAAGACCACATGTGTTTGTTGAAGACGATCTCACTGCACAAGACAGACAAACAACAATGGATCTAATTGATGTGGAATTTATGATATATAAGTTCATTGGTGTATCACCATATGTGTTAAATCTATATTACCAGACACATAAAAATTGGTATTGGAACACTAAGCACGCAAGAGGTAAATGGAACGCTATGCGATTGTCTGGTCAAGTAACAACTGCTCTTGGTAACGCTATAATCAATATGGTAGTACATAATAGGCTAATAGCAGAAAACTACAATGCAATTAATAACTATCTGTTGTTGGGGGACGATATGATATTGTTATGCAACCAAGCAGTGAATATAAAGGGGCATGGCAGTGTCACCAAAAGTATATACAATATGGTGAGTAAAATTACCACCGACCAACAAACTGGCAAATTTCTATCCATGATTATACACAATTTACATGACCACGCACAATTGTGTCCAGATTACTTACGGATGCGTGCGCGGTATAGTGTGCTCAATTATGCATTCACTGATATTGATAGAAAAGAGAAGGTGGAAGAACGCACATTGTCATATTGTCACATGTTAGGCCCAATAAAGCAAGTGGAAGCTATCAAGTGTAGCATCAATGCTGCTTCAGTATTGAATGCATGGTATGAGTTGCATGCAGCAGTTATGGCTAATGCTTTGAACTATGATGTTAGTGAGGATTATGTTTTGCAC